AAGATGCACGAAATTGAATCGGTAGAAATACCAGACGCGGACGCGATAAAAGCGTTACGCGCTGAAATAAATTGCACACAGGCGAAATGTGCAAAAATGGCTCAAGTCAGTTTAGTGACTTGGAAGCAGTGGGAATCGGCAGCAAGGAGGCCGTCAAAACCAAGTTGGGGGATGTTTTTGCTGGCAATTGACCGTCACCCTGATTTTGTTATTGTCAGACGTGAAGTTAATGCCTAACTCATAGTTAGACGCCTAGTAGCGGTGTATAACACGCCAACAAAAACACAAGTGATTGATATATAATGCTAAAATATATCAATCACACCTTTACAGACTCAAGGATGATTGTTTTGTATCTGCTATTATTTTTGAATCTTTTCGGGTTATTATTAATCGGGTTAGCAGTATTTCACGACAGGTGGCCGAGATGACGATTGAAGATGCTATTTTTAATTTAGAGACTTACGGGCGGCACATGGGTAATCGTTTCATTGCTATCAATCACGATAAATCATGTGAGTTACTGCTAAAAAATGCGGTGATTGTTTTAGAAAGTGCGGGTATGATTGAGCGAGATACAGTGAAAGAATGGAAGCATTGCAACGTGCGGATTATCAATCGGGAAGCGGAAAGAGTCGATTATACAACGGGATTGTGATATGAAAACCAGCAAAAACGGGATTGACTTAATCAAAAAATACGAGGGATGCAAATTAAATGCATACCTTTGCCCTGCTAAAATTTGGACAATCGGTTATGGCCACACAAAAAACGTCAAAGCAGGCGACAAAATAACGCAAGAAATTGCGGAGCAGTTACTCATTAATGACTTGCAAGAACCTGAAAACGCTATCAACGCTTACTGCCAGCACGCACTTACACAAAATCAATTTGACGCGCTTGTAAGTTTTGTTTTTAACTTGGGGTCAGGCGCGTTTAAGTCATCAACACTATTAAAACGAATCAATGCCAACATGATGCAATTAGCATCTTTAGAATTTTGCAAATGGAATAAGGCAGGCGGTAAGGTTTTAGATGGCTTGACAAAACGACGGGCAGAAGAAAAATCATTATTTCTAAAAAAGTAACATCTCGCAGAACATGGATGTTCATTTTAGCCCTGAATCCCTTCGGGGCTTTTTTTATTTTAGAGTTGTGCTATATTGTTTTCAACATAGGAGCGCGTGTTATGAATAGATTAAAAGAGCCTTCAAGTTATGCGGGCATTGCCCTGATATTTAACGGCATATCGGATTGCATGACTGGCAATTATCAAAGCGGCGTGCCTAGTATAATTTTAGGGCTTGTAGCAGTCGTAAAAAAAGAAAACAGTGCAAAATAATATGGCTGATACATCCCAACATTTAGAACATGGGTTAAGCATGTCAGCCATAAAAACATCGCCTCCTGTTATTGTCACAGGTATGACATTGGCAGGGGTGCAACTACAGGATTGGCTAATTATGGCGACGATACTTTATACTGTGATACAGATAGTTATTGCATTGCCAAAATTGAAACAGTCTTTTAACGAGTGGCGCGATAAATGAATTACCTTAAAGCGTTTTTACAACTCTGCTTAGTATCGGGTATTTGTTGTATAATCGCTTTTGGTGTGTGGTGTATTTACTTTGTTTGGTGGATTGTTGAGGGGATGAGATAGTGGCTTATCAGGTCGGCAATAAATTATGGAGTGCTAGGTCAAGTCATGGCCGCAATCCTATTTTTAAAGATCCTGAACAATTATGGGACGCTTGCGTAGAATACTTTAATTGGTGCGAAGAAAATCCGCTTTTAGAAGAAAAGATATTTCATGCTAATGGCGTTATTACTAGAGATAGCGTAGCAAAAATGCGTGCAATGACTATAAGTGGACTATGTTTGTTTATAGATATTTGCGAAAAAACATGGCTAAACTATAAAAATAACAATGATTTTTTACAGGTCATAACAAGAGCTGAAAAAACCATCTACAATCAGAAGTTTACAGGCGCGGCTGCCGACCTTTTAAATGCTAATATTATCGCTCGTGATTTAGGATTGATTGATAAAATTGCACAAGAAACAACTGGCACGATTCAAGTAAACACAACGGCAATGTCAGCCGAAGAAGCCTATAATCTACTAATCAATGGCGGCACTATTAAAACGGACTAGCAATGACTGACGTTTTATTTGACTTTAAAAACCCTGATTATCAAGCTGTCTATAAAAAACGTGCCGAGCGTTTGCATACCATTCGTACCACTGAGGGTGCATTGGCTGGCCTTCTTGAGTTCTACAAAACGCACCCTGCCGAGTTTATCAATGACTGGGGTATGACATTTGACCCGCGTAATACCGAGCGCGGTCTGCCTACAAACTTTCCCTTTGTCCTATTTCCAAAACAGATTGAGCTTGTCAACTGGGTTAATGCACGATGGAAAAATAGAGACGATGGCGTTATTGAGAAGTCACGCGACATTGGCATGACTTGGCTTGCTGCTGCGATTGCCCACTGGATAACCTTTTTCCATGCTGGAACTGTTGTCGGCTTTGGTTCGCGCAAAGAAGATTTAGTCGATAAAAACGGCGACCCTGACTCTATATTTTGGAAAATACAAGCGTACATTGCAGGATTGCCAATTGAGTTCAGGCCGAAGAACCAAACAAGGACGCATCTTTGCATAGTCAATAACGATAACGGTTCGGTCATTAAAGGTGAGGCAGGCGATAACATTGGGCGAGGTGGCCGTACGTCAATTTACTTCAAGGATGAGTCGGCACATTACGAACGGCAAGAGATTGTCGATGCGGCACTAAGCGCAACGTCAAACTGTAAGATTGATATGTCATCCGTGAATGGTAACGGCAATCTGTTTTACCGCAAGCGTATGGGTGGTGAGATTCCAGTCTTTTCATTTCATTGGTCTGATGACCCGCGCAAAGATAAAGAATGGTACGAAAAGAAAAAACGTACTGTTGACCCTGTATTATTTGCTCAAGAATATGATTTGGATTACAACGCATCGACTAATGATTCATGGATACCAGGTGACTTTGTTGAAGAAGCCATGAAGCTAGGGCCTGCGGATGTTGTGCCAATTGGCGGATGGATTATCGGTATTGACGCTGCACATATGGGCGATGATGAGTCGGTGATACACTTACGGCGTGGACGTTTGAATCTGAAACAGATTACACGACGAAAACTAGACGGCATACAGTTGGCAGGCTTAGTCACTGAGTTATGCGGCCAATTAGAATTACAGGGCGTGCATGGGCGCATTGATGCAATCATCATAGAATTAGATGGCCCTGGTGCAAGTTGTTACGACCAGTTGCGCGATGGCCGATATAAAAAGATTATCTACGGCGTACACACGGGCGCAACATTAGCAGACGGACGCAATTACAATCTACGCGCTCGAATGTGGCGTGATGCAATGGATTATCTAAAGAATGGCGGTGTCAGTGTTTATCAGGATAGAGACTTTAAATCACAATTATGCTCTGTTAAATACAAGTACAAAGACAGCTTGTTATTGATGCAAAGCAAAAAAGAGTATAAAAAAGAGTTTGGCCGTAGTCCTGACCGCGCCGATGCTTTTGTGCTAACATTTGCAGTTAGAGATATACGACCAGTACAAGACCAATTTGAACAGGTTGCACGTCACAACATAAGACGACAATCCGACTATCAGGGCTATTAACATGAGCGAGTTATTACGGTTTTTCAAAGATATGCGTGATAACGGTTATGGATTGGCTGAGATAGCGGCGCAACTAAGCACGTCTGCAATAGCCGAGCCTGTTGCTGGCTTTGCTGCAATGTATGACCCTCAAAACGGTGCTGAGGCTATACGCGAAGGCATGACATATCAACCACGCTCACAAGCGGCTCAAGACTATTCACAATCAATCGGTAATGCGGCTAAGACTGCCATTAAGCCTGCCATGCCTATTATCGACACTTGGAAGAAGGGCGTTGACATTGCGGGGCAATACAGTCCTGTTGTTGGTGCTGGCTTGCGTACAGTGCCGACTGCTATAGGTATTGCTATGGGTGCTAAACCTGCGTTACAGGCAGGGAGACAAGTAAGCAAAAGTTTAGGCGATATGCAAGCGCGAATGGTTGCTAATGCTAATGCACCACGGACATTAAATGCGGGTTATATGGGGCAACGTGGGGCGATTGGTATTGAACAGCCAAAAATAAAACAATTAAGCGACAACTGGGAAAATCAAGGCGTTAGAAATAGCGTTTCTGAGAACGGAAATCGAGTAATGTTGTCGCAGGTTGTAGTGCCTAAAGAATTAAGAAATCAGGGTATTGGCTCTAAGTATATGCAGGATTTAATAGATTACGCTGATTCTGTTGGTAAAAGAGTGGAGTTGTCTCCTTCTGCTGATTTTGGTGGCAATAAAAACAAACTTAAAGAGTTTTACTCAAGATTTGGATTTGTAGAAAACAAAGGACGAAATAAAGATTTTGAAATAAGCGAATCAATGTATAGACCATCACAACCTATTACACCTAAAAGACCACTAACCGAATTTGAGCAAGCGCACTTAACCGCACAACGTAACGCGGCATTACCTGTTGAAAAGGGAGGCTTAGGGTTGCCTGCGGATAATACGGCGATGGACAGGGCTAGGGCGATGGGGTTTGATGTGGATAATCCTGTTTATCATGGGACTGGTGCAAATATAGATGCGTTTGACCCTAAATTATTAAAAGAAACATCACAATACATGAAGGGTGTTTTCACAACTGACAAGCCCGATATTGCAAGTAATTACGGTGATACTGTTTATCCATTGGTTCAAAAACAAGGCTACACACTGAAAGACAAACGAACAGATAGGGCAAGCGGAAAAAAACCGAAAGAAGTTGATACCATTCGAGATAAAGATAAAAACATAATCGTAACAACTAAACCTGAAAACATACGCTCACGCTTTGCCGCTTTTGACCCTATGCAACGCCAATCATCAAACCTACTCGCACAATCAGCCAAGCTCGCACCTACTACCGCTTTAGGCGCGTATATGTATAATGAGAAGCGCAAAAAATCACAAGGTAATCAGTAATGTCAGACTACAAAACCACAGGCAAATTAGACGCGGCTGGCATTGCTAAGTTGATGAATAGCGATAACATCGTTTTAGATTTAGACGATGCCAAGATTGCCAGTATTGAAACAACGTGCCAAGCGTTATACGAACAAGACGCGCAAACGTGCGAAGATTGGCGCAATGAGGCCAAGAAGCTGCTAGAGATAGCAGGTATGCACGACAAGTCACGGTCACACATTGACCCTTGGCAAGCGAACACACAACTGCCTGACCTTATCCACGCGGCTATGCAGTTTAACGCTAAGACATACCCTATTTACGTTAAAGATGGCAAAGTCTGCTCGTCTAAGATTGAAGGTCAAGTAACCGAAGAAAAACGCGCACGAGCCGAGCGTATTGTTGACCACATGAACTGGCAGCTAATGTATGAAATGCCAGAGTGGGCGAGTAATTTAGATAAGTTGCTGCTAGTCCTTCCAATTATCGGCACAGTGTTTAAGTTGACGCAGTATGACCAACAGTTAGGCCGTCCGACCGATACGATTCTAATGCCTGAAATGGTGACGGTTGATAACTCACCGAACAACAGCGATTGGGCTAGACGTATCAGTATTGACATGGTGATTGGTGAAAACTCTCGCATATCGAATGTAGTTAGCGGTGTATGGCGCGATTGCGAACTGACACCCGACGAAGGCACAGACGAAAGCAAAAAGTACACAGTTGTGCAAATGCACGGTTGGTATGACTTAGATGATGATGGTTATGATGAACCTTACATCATGACCTTTGCTAAAACAGACTGGAAATTACTGTCAATCATTCCGCGTTTCTATTCTGATTCGCTGATAATGAAGTATAAAAAAGATAATCCGAAAGAGAATTATCTTATCGGTATTCAAGCGATTGATTACATCACCCATTATGAATACTTTCCATCGCCTGATGGCCGCGCTTTGGGTATGGGTATTGGCCATGTCGTTAAAGAACTGCTCAAGACTCGCAACACTTGTCTAAATCAGATTCAAGATGCTGGAACGATGATAAATCAATCGGGTGGTTTTTTGCAGAAAGGCGCGTTTAGAGACGATGGCACTATCATTTTGCAGCCGCGTGAATGGAAGGTAATGGATGGTTTGGCTGATGGTCAAGACATGACGAAAGCCTTGTTTCCATTGCCTGTTAATCAACCTGCACAAGCAACATTCCAAGTCTTTGAAGTGTGCGGACAAATGATTGAGCGTATTGCCTCGACGGGCGATATTGCTACGGGTTCAGAACTGCCTGCTAATACACCTGCCGCATCGGTTCTAGCATCAATTGAACAGTCAAAGATTGGTCAACGTGTCGTGTTGAATCGCATCAATCGCTCGATGTCTAAAGAGTTTCAGATTATCTACCGCTTAAATGGCGCGTATTTGACTGATAAGAAATACTTTACTGTCGGCGAAAGCGAGAATAAAGAGATTGCTAAAGAGGATTACGCATCGGGCGACTTTGACATTTACCCTATCGCTGACCCGAATTATTCAACTCGCGTTGAGCGTATTATGAGGGCGCAATCTGTTATGCAAATGGGCATTGATTCGCCTATCGTCAAACAGGAAATGCTTGTAGAATTGGGCTATAGTGAAAAAGAAGCTAAGGCTATCATGGAAGGTGATACACAGCTAAAAGCGATGCAGTTGCAAGGTCAACAACAGATTGACGGCATGGCACAGCAAGAGAAAACATTTGCGCAACAGGAAAAGACTGCTAATGCTGAGGCCAAGCGATTAGAGTTACAATTAAGACTAATGGAAGCCGAGAGCAAAGCACGTTTAGAGAATGCACAAGTTAAAAAGACTGAGGCTGAGGCTTTAAAAACAATGGCCGATGTTGAAGTCATGTATAACGATGCACAAAAACGACAAGCTGACCAATTGTTAGAAGAACTGACGGCATTACCTGCCGCATTACCGACAAGCGAGGAGTTGATGAATGAGCAATCTATTGATAGTGGAGAAGGTGAGCAAGGCGGATTACCTGCAATGGTTGAGCAATCCAGTGACCAAGGCAATGACGGCGCAATTGACCAACGAGTTGATGAGCCTCAACAGCCTATCGAGCCTACCCAACCCATTGACATTGGAGAAGGTGCATTACCAATTGGGCAAGGTGCAGGGATTGACGGCGGTGCTGGATTACAAGAGCCTCCAGTCGGCAATATGCAAGAAGGAGGCTAATGATGAGTAAGATTACTTTTTTCTGCCGTCCGTGTGACTTAGAGACGGCTAAAAAACTAATTGCTGCAACTGAGCCAGTTATTGCGCCGAAAGAGTGGCAAAAATCATTTGAAAAGATTAACGATTCTGTTGGCTATGAAACTGACAAGATGTTTAAAGTTACTGAGCAGGAGTTTCTATCTACCATTGTTGACCGCTCAGAGGTGACTGTTGAAAAAGTTGGCCACAAGCATAAACACTATTTGTTTTGTGGTAATCACTATGCTTCTAAAATTAAAGGCCAGTATTGGGTGGTTGATGATGTTTACAAAGAGATAGTTAATGCGAGGAATGAAAATGAGTAACCTAACTCAAGAAGAAAAGGCGGTATTTTCTGCCAAGTTTGAAAAGTCATTCACTGTTGCTGGCCCTAGAATCCTTATTCGTCGCGCACCTATCAAACAGGATAAAGTAGGCGCGATTATTTTACTCGAAGAAACAGCAAACAAAGAGCGTCAAGCATCGGTAAAGGGTACTGTGCTAAAGATGGGCGAACAGTGCTATAACCTGCCAAGCCAACGTACGCGGGACGGCAAACAATTGCCGTGGTGCAAAGAAGGCGACCAAGTATTCTTCGGACAATACGCAGGTAGTCGTGTTCTTGAGCATGGTTGTGATGACTTAATCATTATCAACGATGAGGACATTTTGGGGGTGTTAAGTGCCGAAGATTAAACAAGGGCATACTGTTTACCTGATTGGCATTGACGACGAAAACCAAGCGAAGCCAATGCCCGTATTTATTCAGAATAATGTCACTCGTGATTGGGTACGCGAACACGCAAACAAGACTATGCGAACGCACTACTCTAAGCGACGAGCGAAAGCAGAAACAATATTGCATAATGCAATGGTGACAAGAGCGCGGTAATACGCGCTTTTTTAAAGATGTTTGATGTAATGATATAACATTCTAAACGCACAAAAGAGGTGCTTATGTCTGACTTAGATACAAACTTCGACAACCAATTAGCGGCCTTTATGGGTGGCGAAAAGGTCGAAGAAGTCAAAGAACCTGAAACGGTGGATACTGTTTCCAAAGAAGAAACAATCCCTGAACCTGTTAAACCTGTTGAGCTTACTAATTTTGATAAAGCTAAGGGTATGGGTTGGAATCCAAACAAAGAAGAATACGAAGAAAAAACAGGTCGCAAATGGTCAAATGAAGATGACTATCTAAAGATTCGCAGCCTGTCGGATGAAAACCACAAACTTAAACAACAGCAAGCTAAAAGAGACAAAGAGTTTGATAGACGGCTACGGAATGTAGAACAACCGATTGCCAACATCGCTCAAAACGAACACAAACAACGATTAGATAATGTGGCGCAAAGCTTAAAGCAGGCGGCTATCGACCAAGACTTTGACGCTATTGATGCGTTATTGGCCGAGCGTGACAAGCTAATGAAAGCTGAACCTGTTGCTAAACAAGAAGAACCATTAGCCATTGATGACACTAACGATGATGGCGAAACGCAAGAACAGTTACAGGCGGCGGCTCAAAAGTGGATTGCTGATAATCCTTGGTACAACAAACTCACTCAAGCAGGGCGCGACCAAGCCGCAAAACTTGAAGCTGATTATCGCGCTAAGGTCGATTGTACAACCGAAGAAGCACTCGCCTATGTAGCACAGGAAATGGGAAAAGACCCTATCGTGGCGGTGTTGAAAGGTAAGCTGAAATCACCTGACGTTTCGCCGAGAACATCTGAACGGCCAAGGGTTGCAAGTGCTAGCGAAAGCAGTTTAGACCCTGCGAGTCGCAATATTTACAACAAAATGATTAGTCAAGGCTTGCTTAAAACGGCTGCCGAAAAATCCGCGTTTATTAAAGATGCTTTAGGAGCATAAGACATGAGTAATGAATTAAACCTTAATGACTTGGGATTAGGCGATAACTCACAATCAGCTATCAACGAAAAAATGCCTAGACGTGGTGCAGAAGGTCGCGGTCAAAGCCGTGAAAGTCGCAAGTCTTTAAGCGAACACGACACAGCGCGTAAGCCTGAACGTGTGCCGATGTACGCTCAACGCACGATGATTGACACGACTTTGATTCCCGAAGGCTTTCACGGTCATTGGGTTTCTAACAATCCTGCGGGGCGCATTGACATGTTGTTACGCGCAGGCTATGATTTTGTTACGAAAGACCAGAATGTATATTCTAGTCACGTCACCGAGAACGGCGTTGATAGCCGAGTCTCGAAATCGGGAAGCGATGGAGTGACGTTGTATCTCATGATTATTCCTTTGGAATTGTATGAGGCTGACCAAGAAGCGAAAGCGGATAAAGCTAAAGAGCAAACCGCAACTATTTTTGGAAAACAGCGCAACGACCCTGACTTTTTTTCCCGTGACGAAAATGGACATGATAGTCCAGCATCTCGCGGAATCGGTCGGGTTACAACTAACGACTTTGTTCTCTGAGGTGAAAAATGGCTTACGTTTCTCGTGGCTTTATTCCGCAAACAAGTTTAGCCAGTAATCTTGGCTTTACTCGTCCTATGTATATTCCTGCTGGTAATGCTACAGCAACAGCACTCTATGACATCGTAAAAGTTAGCACTTCGGGTTCTACCGCTGATACCGCAGGCGTTCCTGCTGGTTTAATGGGTTGTGTCCGTGTGTCTGATAAAGACGATGTGCCATGTGGTGTAATTGTTGGCTTTATCGCTGACCCTGACTACCTTAACCAAACTTACCGCTCCGCTTCTACAGCGCGTGTGGCATTGGTTAACTATGACCCTCAAGTTGTGCTTGAAGCTCAAGAAGATGATAACGGCACTACTTTGGCTGTCGCCCGTATTGGTACTCCTGTCGATTTAGTTCCCGGCTCTATTGATACCGTAACAGGTACAAGCGGTATGCAGATTAGCTCTGCCACTCTCGCAGGTTCACCAGGCATGTTCCGTTTACAACAACGCTCTTTTACAGTTGATAACGCAGCAATCGCAGGTACTAATACTAAGTGGTTGGTGACTTTTAACACTCATCAATTCAAAGCTACAGCTTAAGGGGTTATAGAATATGTCTATTATCACAAGTGGTAATTTTCCGAAGGCCTTGCGTCCCGGTCTAAAAGAAATCTTCAACACTGAGCAAAAAGACAAACGCCAGTATCATCTCGACATCTTCACTAAAGTCGATTCTGACAAACAGTACGAAGAACGTATGGGCATGGTCGGCATGGGTGTTGCCGTTGTTAAGCCTGAAGGCTCGCCAGTTCAATACGGCGATATGCAACAAGGCTTTATTCGTCGCACTAACAACGTTGTTTTAGCGTTGGGTATGCAAGTCAGTATGGAAGCAATCGAAGATTGTTTATACGACGTTATCTTCAACAAAACCCGTGAATTGTCGCGCTCTATGTATTTGGCAAAGCAGATTCTTGCGGCTAACATCTTCAATAACGGTTACAGCTCGTCTGCTACTTATTTGGATGGTCAACCATTGTTCAGTACTGCCCACTTGCGCAAAGGTGGTGGTACTTATGCTAATCGCTTAGCGGCTGGTATTGATTTGAGTGAATTGGCTTTAGAAACCATTTACACAAACGCCATGGCAAACCGTGACGAACGTGGCAACTTGTCTCCATTAATGACACAAACACTTGTCGTACCTCCTTCATTGAAGCATCAAGCATTACGTTTAACTAAGTCTGACCGTCAAGCTGAGACAGCTAACAACGCGATTAACGCGATTGTGACCAATGGCACAGTTAAAAACGTTGTTGAGAATCCGTTCTTGACCGATAGCGATGCTTTCTTCATGACGACTGACATTCCCGGTGCAATGGGCTTGATTTATCAAGAACGTAAAGCATTGAACTTTGACCAAGACAAAGATGCTGACACTTTCAATGCTAAATTCTTAGCATCTGAGCGTTACAACTTTGATGTGGTTGATGTTCGCTGCGTGTATGGCTCACCTGGTCTTTAATCAAATGGCGGCTTCGGTCGCCTAAACTTTTGGAGATTGGATATGGCTATTAAATTTACATGGTTGACAAAGGGGCTAGGTCTTTCTAACAAGGAAGATATTACAGGCGCAAGCACAAGCCCTATTGCGACTAAGTTTTACACGCGCGAATTTGTCATTCGTTTGCCGATTGTTGCTAGTGCGTCTGCTCAAGCGATTGCTTATACGTCGATTAAAGGTTGGCCGACTAAATACGCGAAAGTTGTTTCTAGTGCTGTCAATATCATCACTGCTGAGTCAACAGGTACGACGAAAACAGTTAGCTTAGGCTATGCTGGTTCAACTACTACTTTTGTTAATGCTCAAAGTGTGGCGACTGCAACAACCATCGCTGGTGCTGGTGCAACCGCAAACTTGGCGGCAACTAACCTTAGCTATACGCTTGGCTCTAACAACTTTGCTGAAGCTGTGCTTGAAGCGATTTTGAAAGTTGAATGTATTGATTAAGGGGGTATGTTATGCGTCCTCGTCACTATAGCTATACTCCCGAAGCGGCTGCCACTAACTCTATATCGCTGTCACAAGCGGTTGTTGGTGCGGCTGCTTTAACGCAAACAGGTACTTACGGCGCGAATGGATTCACGTCTGAGCTCGCTTGGAATATTACTATTACGTCAAGTGCAGATATTAGCGGTGTTGACATCACTTTTGTCTATCTTGATGCACAGTTGAACCAACAAACAGTTACCGTTGCTGGCCCTAACACAACTACTAAAGATGCAGGTATTTACGCTAGTAAAATCATTTCGGTGACGACAAGTGCAAGTGCTTCAAACATCTCTATTGGTCATACCAATGTAGGTTATGCACCTTGGAAGGTAATCCCGTCTCGTGGTGTTTCTAGCACGACAGGCGCAGGGATTGGCATTGATGGTACTGCTAATATCACGCTACAAACGACATTTGCCAACATTGCAGATAATGCGATTTTTGCAGGTACGTTTAATGTGTTCAGTCACTCGTATTTAGCTGCGTTAACTGCTTCGGCATTTGACACGATTGATACCCGTGAGATTGGCGTAAGACTCAAGTTTAACTCTTGGTCAAGCGGCAATGTGCGTTTAGATTTGTCGGTGTCTGCTAAAGGATAACCTCATGGCGCGTTCTGTACCAAAATGCAAACGCGCTGCTTATGTCTATGACCGTGACTTTATCGTGGTCGATGACATTAGTGGCGTACTTAAAATGCGGTCAGAATGCGCTATTGACGGCTACGGCTTTTTATCGTCTCAAGGCGATATCCGCAATCCTCAAGAAATCCCCCCAATTATTAATGAACAAATGGCGGCATGGCCTGACCCTCGTCCTATTGGTCAACCTGTCTTTACGCCTAGTCCTGATTACGTTTATTTTATTTTTAATTACGCTGTTTTTGATGTGATTAACGGTTCATCGTCATTTGATGCAACAACATCAATCAGTTTTGATGCTCCTATATCTTCAATAGTATGGTCTGTTGATGGTGTTTATTCTGCGACAGGATGGATAGTCACGCTCCCTATGTCTGACGGATTGCACGACATACAAGCGATATTGACAGACACAGATGGGAATACGACAACATTTGTTTTTGAGTACACTCATCCACATGTTGCTGTTATGACTACTGTTGTCGATTATGAATTTATCGGCGTGGATTATGCAGCTACCACGACCGACAGTACAGGCAACACAACAGCAAGCGGACTAGGCGTGGTGAGCGGTTCGTCATTTGCGTACATTTTTAACAATAAACTTTTTGCTAGAAACAACTATACGACGATAGATGATGGCGGTGCTTTAAGTCCTTACTTGTCATTTGCCAGTGATTTTGAAATCGAAGTCGCAGTAAGTTTTAACGATTGGTCATATGACTTTGGTGAGAAATTATGGGAGTTACAGAACGGATCAGGTGCGGTTCTAACTTTATACGCATTTGTTGATGGACATATAGATTTAACATCAAGCCCTAGCGCATTAGTCAACGCAGGCGGCTTTTATAGTGTTGCCGCAGGTATAAATCTCGCAGCCCAACAAGTCATAAAAGTAGCAAGAGTCGGTAGTACGATAAACGTCTATGTTGATGGAGTTTTAAAAGGTTCTACAACTTCAACAGGAACGGTTAACGCTGGCCGCTTAAAACTTTGGTACACAAATTTTGAACGATATGTCGATTACTTACGAATTAAGAAAGTGTAGGAGGCTTGAATGTCTAAAATAGTAAAACCAGACCTAACCTATCAATGGGCTAGTGCGGCAGGTGGGGGTAGTGTTGCACCAAGCAGTGCAAAGATTGATTGATTTTAGCTCGCAGAATTACGGCATGATTATCGGCGCAAGCCCTCCAGATGGGGCAATGACAGGATTTTTTGACAACTTCATTGTGTATAAATACGACTGAGATTAAATAATGACAACATCAAATAGCACTAACTTTGCACTAAATGCACAACAGATATGTGAGGCCGCATTGCGTTTAGCTCGTGTGCTTGGTATTGGTCAATCAGTCGATGCTGAGACAATGAACATCGCTTATCAAAACCTAAATATCATGTGTCGCCATTGGGAAAATACTGGCGTTCGTATTTGGGGCATTGATAGAGGGATTTTGTTTCCGTCATACGGTCAAAAGCGTTTTGATATTCCAACGGTGACGAGTGGCGTACCATCGGCCTATGCTTGCTTAGAGACTGACTTTAGACAAAACAGTCTATCTGTAGCGGCTGCGGCAGGTGCATCAAGCATTACGCTAACTGACGCAGTTGAATATATCGCAGGCGACTATATCGGCATCGCTTCGGATAGCAACGGCTTGATGTGGTACAAAGTCAATACGGTTGTAGGTCAAGTCGTTAATCTGTATGAAGTAGGCACAACAACGGCGGCTAGTTTAGATTATGCGGCATCTGTTGATGCGATTGTTGTCGGGTTCACTACGTTAGCATGGCAACCATTGCGAATCATTGAAGCGCGGCGTGTTGACCTTTCAAGTGACATTGAAGTGCCGTTAATGATTGTTGGCAAGTTTGATTATGAGCGTATTCCCAATAAAGCAATGACATCTATTCCATTATGGCTTTATGCACAAACAAAGATTGCTGAGACACAAGTTTTTGTATGGCCTCCAACAGCTTATGCTAATTGGGCAATAGGCTATTCATTCGAGCGTAGATACCAAGATGTAGATAGTGGCATCAATAGCATGGACTTTCCGCCAGAGGCTTATGAATCGCTGCGTTATGGCCTTGCTGCACGTTTAGGCGATGAGTTCCCGATAGACCCACAAAGACAGGCGATGCTTGAACAAAAAGCTGCGGGTTATTTCACAGCCATGCGTCAAGCGTCAAGTGGCAATGCGTCCGTCAAGTTTGGAGTGCGCTGCTAATGTTTATTGGTAACAGTGTAAAAGATGATGACTTAGCTCTGACGGCTCAAGAAACTGTCAACTGGTACATTGAGAGCCAAAAAGAAGGTGCGCGTAATTCTAAAGCATTAATAGGGGCACAAGGTACGAGCGAGTGGACTACGGTTGGTACAGGTACTATCCGCGCTATCCTGAACCATAATGAGATCTTTTACGTTATATCAGGCATTAAGCTATACCGTGTTGCACAAGACAAAACAGTCACTTTGTTGGGTACGTTTGACGAAAGCAATCAGCCATATATATCTGCCAACCTAACGCAGATTATTGTCGTTAATGGTGTTAGTGGGTATGTGTGGGATGAGACAACATTACTCTTTACTAAAATCACTTCGGGTAATTTCTACCCTTCTTCGACTGTTTGCTATCAAGACGGCTATTTAATCTTCGGTCGTCAAGGTACAGGGCAATTCTTTATATCAAATGTCGATGATGCGTTAACGTATGACGCTATTAACTTTGATGAGGCGGTGCTGCGTGGTGACATTATTCAAGCGGTTGTTTCTGATACTCGTAATGTGTGGCTGTTTGGCACTCGTACCTCTGAACCGTGGACTAATACAGACCAAGCCACAGGCGTACCATTTACTCCCCTCAAAGGGGCTGCTTCGTTGCGTGGTACTGCCGCAGGGCGGTCTGTTGTGTCATCACAAATCGGCATCTTCTTTTTAGGTGATGACCATAATGTGTATTGGCTAAACGGTTATACGCCTAAAAACATAAGCACTGACGCACAGTCTAAAGAATTAACAGGTTATGCTGACCTATCCGATGCTTACGGCTTCATGATGAACATAGACGGACATTGGTTCTATGTGCTGACTTTGCCAACACAGAAACGGACGTTTGTTTATGACCCCGATGAAGATGCGTGGCACAACCGTGAAAGCTATCAGTTAGGATATTGGCGGGCATCGTGCTATGAGTCAATCTTTGGCATTAACATCGTAGGCGACAGCGAAAGCAACAAACTAGGGCAATTAGACCGTCATGTATATCAGGAGTACGGCGGCTATTGGGTGGCTCGTCGTGTAAGCGGTGTATTTGCTGCAAAGAATAAGCTAGTTAGTGCTAATCGTTTGGAATTGACCTTTCCAAGCGGTCAAGTGCCACAAGGTATCACGCACCAAGCACGATTACGGTGGAGTGATAATAAAGGATTAACTTATGGCAATCCGATGATTAAAACGATAGGTACGGCAGGCGCAGGTAATCAGCGTTTAGTGTGGTGGTCAATGGGTAGTTTTCGGCAGCGTACTTATGAATTATCTATCTCAACTGCGGCTAATCGTGATTTAATTGATGAAGATTTTCAATACGAAGTCGGGGGCTTGTAATGTCTTTGCGTGTTCCTGATTATGAAACATTCCTTGCCGCCGATGACTTTAATAAGCGTATTTGGTGGCAGTTTATGCAGTCTGTTGTTAATGACTTACCGCTAAATGGCAATGTTGCACCTGAAGGCACAATACGGGCTAACAAGTCATGTTTATATGTAGAAAACACAGGCAGCGCGGCTGTTTTGTGGTTTAATCCGAATGGTAACGGCTCTGCTACGGGCTGGATTGTGAAGTGAGGTGATTTATGGGCGCAGATGTAATTGCAAGTGGCGGTGGTGGCGGTAATGTTTTGGGTGCTATCGGCGACATTGGCGGAGCTTTATTAAATTACGGCATCGGTCAAAAGCGTAACAAGTCAGCGCGTAAGGCGTTAGAAGAAGCTAACCGCGTGGCAGGTATTAACGTCAATCAAGGCTATGACACAGCACTAGGCGCACTTGATACAGGCCAACAAGCGTTAGAGTCGGGCTATGGTGCGGCAAAGGACACAAAAGAGCGTATCTCTGGGCAAATGGGCGAAGTCGCTCAACAGGGTTTTGACGCTCAATCCGATATGTGGACTCCGTGGACTGTTCCCGGTCTTAACGCATATCAGAACATGGATACCTTGCTTAATGACCCGAATGGCTATAATACGATTCTGCAAAAGTATCAGGCTTCACCACAATTCCAGTTTCAACTCAAGCAAGCAACTGACGCTGTTCAACGATCTGCTGCTGCTACAGGTAATCGTCTAGGCGGCGCACAGTTATCAGCTTTAAGTGGTCGTGCTAATGATGTGGCTAATCAGTCGTTCAATGGTTGGTTAGACCGTCTGCAACAAATGGCACAGACAGGCTTTAACGCTCAATCTAACCTGTCACAAGCTCAAAATAACCTTACGACAGGACGCACAAATGCGCTACAGTATGGCGATACAAGTGCGCTTGATGTTGGCATGGGTAAAGACGTTTTAGGCATCAATCAACA